GTTTCCCAGTCACGATCGATCAGGCACGTCCGTTGTAGTCTCCGATGCGATACCGCATGTGCTTACAAGTATCGAGTGTTATGTGACGCGCTGGTATGTCACTGTATCTTCCGGTCAGGAACTTGTCCGAGTCGGAGTGTAAAGGTTTTGTTATTTTCATAGTAGTGGGTGGAGGTGTTGGTGTGGCCTCGGCACGTGAATACTTATTGCACGAATGGCAAAAGGTAGAACCGTCCTCGTTCACACACAACGCATCCGATGCACCGCACTTATCGCACGGCTGGTGGGTTGCTATATACATCTTGTTTTTTCTTTTTTACATTAGTCGAACCACGACCGAGGTATGGACTTCTCGCACCAAAGAAACCCGTGCTTGTCACACCAGTCACCATAGGTTGTCTTGCTCCTTTTGTTTAAGGTGTTACTTGCTCTCATAAAGACGAAGCGAATATCCAGAGGGTTATCTGCGTACTGCCTTTGGATTAACAAATGCTTTGCCCGGTCGGACGACATGAAGCGACCTTTAGCCTCAAGGATAACACCATTATCAAGAACAAAGTCCGGGGTGTAGTGGTGGTTCTTAACATACTTAATCCGCATGGACTCGTATGTAAACTTGACCCTTGCCTTTTTCATAGCAAGAGCCAAGCGTTGTTCGAATTTAGAACGGAATCGAGGCATCCTTAGAGTCGTTTTCAAATGCGTCACCCAAGTCTTCCGACACGAAGCCGCCTTCTTGAGCGTCAAACGAGAAGCCACCGGAGCCACCTTCATACTCCTTAAGCTCGATCACTTGAACTGCCTTAAGACGAAGTGTATACCCAACTCCCATCATGGGACTGAACCAGGCCGATGGCTCGATTCCAAGGCGCAGCTTAGAGCCGCTTCCGATGTTCGGTGGGTTGTTAATCTTCTTTCCAGCCGAATCAAAGAGAGCGACTTGAAAGTGAATAAGTTTTCCTCCCACAGTTTTCTGGGCTACTTGCTTTGCGAAGACTTCATACTCGTTGTCGTCGTTCAGCTTTAACGGTAGCTTTGGACTCCGATCCAGCTTTTTCTTTCCGCTCTCCTTTACCAAGCGCTCGTATTCCTTTTCGAACCACGGATTAATGGTGGCCTCAAGTGTTTCGAATTCGTCTTTGGTAAGGATAAGCTTACAGCTATACACTCCGTTCTCGTCGAACTTTGTGTCCGGTGTCACCAGCTTAGGATACATCGCGGTGCCTATAGGCGTTGTCAGTTGTTTCATTATCTTTATAGTTTTGGTTTCTTTGTTTTTCTCAGTCTTCAACTGAAAAAGTATTTAGAGTCACGTAGTGTGTTAACATCAAACGTCCCGTAGTCAGGGAGGCTTGGTAGCTCCTCATAAGATTCGTTTTGCCACGCTTCCGCTAACTCTGCAAGAATATCTTTTGTGAACATCTCGCTGAAGCTGTCCCGAAGTGATGACGCAAGGGTCTCGCAGTTGTTACTGTGGGTGGCGAAGCTGTCGTGGATCATTGCAAAGTCATAGACACCACGGCGGTGGGCTTCGTTAACAGTTAACACCAACCCCGCAGCATCAAGACTGTGGACCACGTTAGGTGCAACACCATTGCTTTGCTTACGTGGATCAAGGTCGTCCGTAGCATCCTTAAAGCGCACCGATGTTAACGAACCGTTCAACCACGTCTTTACCTTTTGGCTGACTTGTTTGCGGTAGTCTTGACTGACCCGGAATCCACTAGGGGTTACCCACGTTAACGGCAGCTCCTGCCTTGTCATTAACCGGGAGACATCTTGGAACCAGTCCATGACTTGCTTAGGTTTGGTTAACAAAGTTTGGATGCTGTCCCACAGGGTGTCACCTAGATACTTGATGGCTGGATACATGTGGCTCCGACCAAACACACAGTCAATCCCACGCTCTCTTCGGGTGGTGTCATACCAGTCAGCGACGTAATCCCTGTTGGAGTAAGGAGTTAAGCCGTAGCTGTAACACATCACCGGTCGCTTCGACATCTTGCGGTCGATCCCAAACTCAACCCAAAGCCGTGCGTAGTCGCGTCCATCCTTGGCATCTTGCTTGAGCTTACCCAACGTGTGGTCCGATACCAACCTGTAGATGTCCTGAGGTGTTGCAGTAGGTGAGACGTTGGTTGCAAAGCATCCCTCCTCGTCCCTACTTAACAATGACAGAAGCTGGAGACCACTGTTGGTTGCGTCCATAGCACAAGGCAGGAACGTCCTAAAATTTTTCGACCGTTTCGTGTGATACTCGGCCCACTCAAAGCACCAGGCCAAGGCTTGCCAAGGCTCATTCGCAGCACACCATTCTCGGTTGGACTTCGGGTCGTTAGCAATCCGTATCGCATCCCGTGTAAAACCATCGGCCCACTTTAGGCGGGTCTCAAAGTCACACTTGTCGTTGCCGAAACAGTTAGCACCGTGAATACCCAACCATCTTAGGTCGTCGTCGGACTTTATGGGATTACCCCTGTGAAATTGTAACAATCCTCGACAGTGGTCCGGTCCTTGGTAGTTAAGGTAGCTTGGCACCTGATAGACTCGACCCCGAAAGTCACACGATGACGGCATGAACATCCGCTCGTTGCGGAACTTACGTGATAACATCAAGATCTTGGAGATAAGGATGCGCTGTGAACCCAACGAGGTGTTATAGGCAGCCCGTTCCCGCTTGTCGTCACGCCAGTTACGTGTTTCCTCCACCGACATGTGATCACCGGGCCACTCAGGTAGCTCTAGGTCGTTCCGTGGTGGTAACCCAATCTGTAAATCTTTATCCCACGCCCACTCAAGGACATCTAGGACTTTGTTGTTAATTGCATAGGGTGTTTCCTGTATAAGGTTGACCGCATTGTAAACCTGGGGCATGTCGGGTGCCATCCTTAGGACGTTACGGTCAGAGCATCGGATGAACGGAAGCACAGGAAGCCCTTGATCCTTGTTGATACCGTAGCCTCCACCGAACACCTTGTGCCACGGCTCCGGGCTTTCCACCATCGGTAACCAGAAGGGTAACAATAACTCCCGGTAGGTGTCATAGTCGTTGATCCACTCTCTAGTAACATCAGAGATCTCCACCATACGCATCGGCTTGAAGTGTCGGCGTTGGCGTTGGGCCTTCTCGGTGAACTTAATAAGACCTGTCCGATCATGGACAATCTCAAGCAACATAGAGCCACACGAGATGCGATCCCGGCGTGTCCAATCGGTCCACTCCATGTCCTCACTCCGGGCGGTCTTGTGCAGGTAGGCGCTTTGAGTGGCTGGTCCCCGGCTCGCTAAGTCTTGCATCCTCTTAACCAACCTTGACCCGAACTCGTGGTTACGTATGAAGTTGTCGGATAGCAGTTGGTCCTCGACGGCCCGACCTAGGCGAAAACACACACTAGCATAGGACCGAGCTTCGTCGAGGACATCTAAGGTAGCTTTAACAGCTATCAATGCTATGGGACAAAAGTCTTTAACATCCACTAAACAGCGTTGCCACTGTGACTTGTTCTTTATTTTATTTACTGTTGGAAGCAACTCAACTAGGCCCAACGATACCGGCTCCACTCCTTCACGCATGATGCGTCGTCCGGCGTTGGTCAAAGAGCCTTTGTTAGTGGCCCGGTTCTTGCGATACCTTTGGACCCCGAGATCTAACATCTCTTGGTTGAGTTCGTTTTGTTCCATATGTGAAGGAGTTGATAAGGGTGTTCAATGACGGTAAACAAGCAACCGCGCCCGAGGTTCTCCCTACGATTCTAGTCCCTTATCAAGAATCTTGTCGCGTTTCCGCATCAAGCGATCTCGCTTCTTGACGACCCTAGCAATCCGTTGAGTTAACATCAAGCATTCATCTTCAAGAATTTGAACTTTTATTTGGTCTTTGTGACTTAGGTATTTGCGCTCTATTTTCATATGGTGGTGGTTGTTGTTAGGTTGGTGATTTCAGCAATAACATCTTTAAGGTAAGGAGTAGGGAAAACCTTGGTCTCCTTTGATCTGTTGGTCTCCTTGTCAATTATCTTTGTG